AATATTTAGGATCTACTCGAGTATTCCAATTAATATCTGGTTCAAATGGAGTTCCACACGTTGGTAGTACAACAGGTGGATACACACCTGCATCTGGTTCATACGGTTTAGTATTCCCAGACTTGGGTACCATTGTATTAAACCCGTTAGCATTAAAAACCATTGGACTTAACCCAAGCCAATCAAGTAATAATTACGACAATAATAACAAAATATTGTTTGGTGCACTAGGCCCATTCAAACTTAACTCGGAAGAAACAATTACATCCGACTATGTGTTTGTACGCGCTAGAAACAGTGAATTCAATTACTCAGCAAATAGCAGTTTCATTTCAGGATCTACCGGTGAAGTTATATACAACAATTTCATTAACCATCCACAAGTATATGTTACTACAGTAGGATTGTACAACGATTCAAATGAGTTATTGGCCGTAGCTAAACTATCCAAACCACTATTAAAGGATTTCACCAAAGAATCACTATTGCGAGTTAAACTTTCGTATTAATGAGTGTATTTAAACCATTTATTACATCTGACGTAATCGTCTCCCCATTTGAAGTAAACAAAACATTTACATTCAGTGGGGACGATGCGTTATTTAGCGCTAGTATTGATCGCTATACTGGTAAAAATACTACTGAATCACTATCCACTGGATATATCTTCCCACAAGATCAACATTTGATATATCGCTCAGTACAAGAACTATATTATTCCAACTATTTAAATGGTGTGAATGGCTCCCCGCTATCCACGGCTTCATTCAACCTTGACGGTACCATAACTGGTGAACCGTATACACCAAACTACTACAATTATTTAGGCTCAACACTACCAGCTAATCGTTATTTTCCGCAAGACTACGGCGACGAAATTGCCGTAATATCAATCCCATCAAATTTATTTGGCGAATACATTGAACCAAATACACTCACATTAACTTGCATCCACGGTTCCATATCCGATGATGGTAATGGTAATTTAATGTATGGTGGATCCAAAATGGGAGACGTCATCTACGAACACGGTATGATCATAATAACCAAAGATGCATTAAATACGGGTGGATACGGAACTGGGATATATGGTACTGCAAGTTACGGTGTAATAAACATAGCACCTACAGTACAAGATTTCCTCGACTCACCAATCACCTGCTCATTCCAGAGCCATACAACCATATACGAAACGCAATTTAAATGTACCATACGCCAAAACGAATTTACATTTTCGCAAAACCCATCATTAATTTCGGGTAGCTCAAACAGCGGTATAGTATCTGATTTCGCTACTGGTTCATATTTCAACCCATATATCACCACAGTTGGTTTGTACAATAACGACAAAGAATTACTAGCGGTAGCCAAATTGGCACAACCGTTACCTGTGTCTAGTGTAACAGATACAAACATAATCATTAACTTAGATATGTTTTGATATGTATAACTAAACATTTATATGTGGTTATACAACAATACTCCCATCAACACACTTGAAGACATACCTGAAGGTACATTCGGGTTCATTTACATCACCACCCATATCCCAACTGGCAAGCGATATTTAGGTAAAAAATCACTATATCACTCCACCAACCAAAAACTAGGTAAAAAGGAACTAGCCGAACAACCCGTAACCCGCGGCCGCGCTAAAACCACCAAACTAGTAACCAAAGAATCGGATTGGAAAACATATTACGGCTCCGCAGACTCCATCAAACTCGCAATCAAAAACAAGCAACACGACGAATTCACACGCGAAATAATTCACCTCGTACCAAACAAAAAACTACTCACGTACTACGAAACCAAATACCAATTTATATATGGTGTATTGGAATCCAGCGAATGGCTAAACACTAATATTCTTGCCAAGTTTTACTCAAAAGACTTTGCCTAGCCATATATTCTTCGTATATTTAACATTATGGTAAATGAGTTATTAGTCAATTTAGTAAATTCGGTACTGGGACAAGGTAAACGTACATCGCGAGGCAACATTGCATATCATTGCCCGTTATGTAACCACCCTAAACCGAAACTAGAAATACAATTACTCGAAAACGCAGACGGTAAACACAGATGGGCATGCTGGGCATGTGGTGTTAAAGGTCAAACGGTGCGCAGTTTATTTAAGCAAGTAGGCGTTTCACCGGAACATATGACCGAACTTAAGAAACACGTTAAATCAACGTATTCTGAGTCGACATCAACCACCCCATCCATATTCCTCGAGTTACCTAAAGAATACAAATCATTCATCAACAATAAATCCCGCGTAGCAAAACACGCATACCACTATTTAAAATCCCGTGGCTTAACACCACAAGACATACTTAAATATGGTATTGGGTATTGCGAAGGTGGTTTATACAACAATATGGTAATCATACCATCATACGATAGTAATGGTAAACTTAATTACTTTACCGCACGATCATTTGAGCACGAACCATACGTCAAATACCGTAACCCAATGGTATCGCGTGACATAATAGCATTTGAAATGTTCATCAACTGGGACTTACCCATCATTTTGTGTGAGGGTCCATTTGATGCTATCGCCATTAAACGCAACGTAATACCATTACTGGGTAAAAACATACAACCACAACTAATGAAAAAGTTAGTTGAGTCCCGCGTACAAAAAGTGTATATTGCACTAGACAATGACGCAATTAAGAAGGCAATTGAGTTCTGCGAAGAACTACTAAACATAGGCAAAGAAGTATATTTGGTCGAATTAAGTGGGAAAGACCCATCTGAACTTGGATTTGAGGTATTCACCAAATTAATACAAACCACACAACCATTAACTCAATACCGACTAATGGAACGTAAACTACAACTCATATGAGTAAAATTAAACGATCGTATAACCGCATTCTGGAAATATCCGACGATGCACAACAAATCACGTTACCAGACTCACGTTACTATCGCCGTAACGGGCATTACTACCCGAGTATCACTTATGTATTAAATTCATATCCAAAGGGCCCACACTTCGAAAAATGGCTGAAACAAGTTGGATTTGCATCTGAACATATAGTTAAAAAAGCAGCGGAGGAAGGCACGCAGGTACACGAAATGGCGGAAGCATATTTAAACGGTGAAGAACTACATTTCCTTTCACCTACTGGACAACCATTATGTAACCCAGATGTATGGCAAATGTTATTAAGATTTGTCGACTTTTGGGAAACACATAACCCCACACTAATTGAGGCCGAAGTACATTTATTTTCGGACGAATTGAAAGTAGCAGGTACATGCGATTTAATTATCGAATTGAATGGTGAACGTTGGGTACTGGATTTAAAAACATCCAACCATTTACACACCACATATGATTTACAAACAGCGGTATATGCGCAATGTTACACCGAATGTTTCCATAAACCCATAGATCGTTGCGGTATATTATGGTTGAAATCCACCAAACGTAAATCAAACCCGGACAAATTGCAGGGTAAAGGTTGGGAAATAGTTGAATCGACTCGCACATTTGAGGAAAATATTGACATATTCAAAAACGTGAAACGTATATTTGACATTGAAAACCCAACACATAAACCGGCATTTACCGAATTTAAAACCACAGTTAAACGTAAACTGTAATATGTATAGCCATGATTAGTCTTGTACAATTACTTAAGGAAATACAAAATAAACCACACGCTATATTCCTAGCTGGACCTGCTGGTAGTGGTAAGTCATATATGTCTCAACAATTAATCCCGTCATCATTGACCGTAATTAATTCAGACGACACATATGAGGAAATGCTAAAAGCTAGTGGGTTGGGTATGAAGCAAAAAGACTTCACACCTGATCAACTATCGCAAGCAGCCAAAATGCAAGCACAGGCACGTAAAGTTACCCAAGACAAGCTATCCCAATCCATCAAAAACATGCAAGACATAGTAATTGACGGAACAGGAGCAGCACCCAACCCAGTACTGAAGAAAAAACAGGAACTCGAGGCACTTGGATACACAACATTAATGTTAATGATTTATGTTTCACCATTAACTTCACTTAAACGCAACGCAGAACGTGACCGTAGTTTAAT